CCACTTACACGGTTACCGGTCCTGTTACCGTGACCGGTAAGTACTTCCCGACGACAGTATTGGGTAAGGCACAAGGATATACCTTGACGCAGACGGCTAACCCAATCAATGACACTACCTTCGAAGCCGCTCAAGCAAATGGCGGCTACCTAACACATTCACCAGGCTTGCGGACGGTTAATCTAGACGTTGACGGTGTGTATGCCTTGTCAAGTGGCTTTGCAGCCTTACTGCAAGCACGTACCGAATTGATCATCGAGATCAACCCTGACGGTAACGGTAAGTCACTGGCAAGAGGGTTCTTCAAACTGGCGACTCAAAACCAGAGCGGTGATGTCGGTGCACTAGAAGAAGAAAGCCTTAGCTTCGTTCTAAACGTTCCTGATCCAGCAATCACCCCTCCAGTTGAACTACCATTCGGATGGTATCATGATCCAACCACGACTCTATCGACTGCGGTGAAAAACTGCCTCGATAGCTGGATCGCCGAAACGAAGGTTGACGTCCGTTATATGCCTGACGGCGTTGCAGGAGATAAAGGTGATGCAGTCATTACCGAATTGACCTTGTCTGCAACACTTGATGAGGTCAATCGGTTTGCAGTGAGCTTCCAAGGAGATGGTGCCTTAACAGCCTTCTAATAGCCTAATCGATGTGCAAGTCGACGGCTGATGAGAAAGGTTGACAGGCTTTAATTCAACGATAAATGACAGGAGATGTGACATGGCTAATAAGACTGATACCGCCGCTGTCCCTATGGATCGTGATTCTATTAGGGCACAGATCTTCAGTGCAGAGTCCAAGAAGCCGAAGTCCAAAACTATTCCGTTCTTCGGTACGTTGGTCGAGCTTCGTCAACCGACGCTCGGCCAACTCTTGGACATGAAGCAGACTGATGACACTCGCACGATGGTGCTTGACACGATTGTCAAGTATACCTACGTACCAAATTCCGAAACACGTGTATTTGACGATGCCGACTTCGATCAGTTGGCTTCAATGCCTTTTAGTGAAGACATTCAGAGGCTGCAGGAAGCTGTCGCTGATCTAACAGGTGTGCGGGAGACTGAAGCAAAAAACGTCTGAAGAGGGAGCCGCTCCTGAGGAATGCTTTGGTCATAGGTGAAAATCTAGGATTGACTTTGTCCCAGGTACGTGAAATGTCCGTTGAGGAGTTTGCTCTATGGACGGCTTTCTTTAGGGAAAGTAAGAAAGGCGACGCTGGTAGTCATCCTAGAGCCAAAGGAGCTCCTCCCTATCTAAAGCCAGGCCGAAGTAGGCGTTAGTTAATAGGAGAGGCAAATGCCTGTAGGCGGTCGTACTGTTAACTTAGGCAATGTTATTTTCGGCCTGGGTGTCAATACTCAAGGTCTGCAGAGAGCTGCTGCAGACCTTCAGGCGTTTAGTCGGCAGACTGATCGCGTTGCGAGATCCTCAGTACAAGGTGCTCAAGCAATTGCCAACGGTATGGCAAGGATTGAACGGTCAGCGGCACGAGCGCTCCAGGATGTCTTAAACCTAGACGCTCAAATACGTCGTGCTGGAGCACCGCCCGCCCTACTTGCGGCGAACACACGTGAGTTCCAGCGTCTCTCAAATGTCTTATCATCAGGTACAGCGACTCCTATTGAAATGGGTCGTGCCCTTGATGCCTTAAGAGCAAGGTTAAACGAAGGTAGAAGGGCTCTTGCAGATTTCAAGGCTGCTGCAGGAGCAGCAGGAGGACCTACAAATCGTCTTGCCACCTTAATGCGTGACTTAGAGTCCGCAAGCGTGTTGGCTGTAGGACCTCTATCAGGTCTAGGTGCACGTGTTAGAGCCTTAGGAGCCATCTTTAATCGTAGTACTGTCGAACTGGCTCTTTGGGTCGGTGGTATAACCGCTGCTGTAGTTGCGATGGCTAAGATTAGTATCGGGGTAGTTAGAGCGCAGAAGGAATTTCAGTCTATTGAGGCTACATTAACGGTTGCCAGCGGTTCTGTGTCAATTGCCAATAGGGAATTTGACAAGATTGCAGTGATCTCCCGTCGTTTAGGTATTGATCTGAGGACTGCAGCTGTAGGATTTGCACAACTATCTGCTTCCACGAAGGGTACTAAACTGGAAGGCCAAGCGACGGTTAAATTGTTCGAAGATTTAGCCATCGCTTCGGCTGCCTTGAAGTTACCGGCTCAAGGTACGGAGAGATTGATTAAGGCTGTGCAACAGTCTATGTCTAAGATGATTGTCCAAGCAGAAGAGTTGAGAGGTCAGTTAGGCGACGTATTGCCTGGAGCTTTTAATTTGGCTGCTAAAGCAATGGGAGTAACTACGGTACAGCTAAATAAGATGCTACGTGATGGTAAAGTACTGTCTGAAGAATTCTTCCCGAAGTTTGGCCAGGTAATTAGGGAAGAGCTTGGTGGAGCTGCGACTCTAGCTGCAGATAGTCTTCAGGCTGCACTTAACAACCTATCTACGGCAACGTTCCAATTCAATCTAGCATTGGATGAAGCATTAGGTATTACGGATACTTATAAGGCAAGCATTGTAGCATTGACGAGTGTCCTTGACTTCTTGAGGACGAATATGGTACAATTGATAGGTATCATAGGGGCTGCCTCTGGCGCTTTGTTGGGATTGTTTGCTCCGCAGATCTTCTCAGCTGTGGTGGCTCTCATAGGTTATATCAGGACACTTACTGTAGCCGTCCTAGCTCTTAATGCAGCCATGTTGGCTAATCCATTTGGAGCCGTAACTGGTTTGCTCGTACGATTAGGTGCAGCAGCTATAGGTGCTGTAACAGGTTATCTTGCACTTTCTGCCGCTGCAGATTCCGTCGGTGCAACGTTTGAGGCCTCAACTACAGACTTGAAAAACTTCATCGCCCAGCAATGGCAATCCGTCACAGCGACTAAGTCCCAAATCAAGGCTTATGTCGATTTGGCTGAAGCCGAAATGGTACCTATTACTCGTGCACTTGACTTGAACAAGAAAAAACAGCAAGAGCTCCAAGCACTCTTTGCTAAAGCCCGTGAGTCAGGAGAGAGTCCCGGTTTGGCGGCAGCTAGAGAGCTTACGGACCTAGGAATAGAGGCTAAGGATCTTAATGCTAAGTTGAAGATCCTCCAGGATAACTGGCAGGTCTTATGGGATATTTTTAATAGGGCTCCTGACACTGCGGGAGCTACTTTGGCTGATGCCGGAGACAAAGCACAAGGGCTGGCTGACAAGATAAGGGAAATGAATAATGAGATGAGGGGGTCGATATCTGCATTGACTGCAGGAGCTATAGGTGGTCAAGGCGCTTTCCAAGCGGCTATTGACAATTTTGAAGCCATGAATATGATTGTAGGCGCCTCTACGGAGGAGTTAGTAAATGCTCAAGCAGCACTAATAGCTACTGGCAATTCGACGGGTGATCTTGTAACTGACCTTGCGGCTCTAATTGCAAATACTCGAGCGGCAACTGACGCTACTGAAGCCATGAAGCATAGTTTTGAAGCTGCCCCTCAAGCTATAAGGGACGCACAGCTCGAAATCGAAAAAGTACGTATGTCCGTAGCGGCTATGGCTCAAGGACCTCAAGCGTTTGAACAGTTTGAACGTGCTCAAGACATTGCTGATAGGGTTAGACAGTTTGCTGATGCTCTTAGAGCGGCTGGAGTCGAACAAAAGGTATTGAACGATTTAGTCGCTCAGTATGCAGCCCTCCTCAAGCTTCAAGACCAAAGCAACGAAAGGTTAAAGGCTCAAAAGCAATTGTCGGAAGATATAAGTGGTGCTATTTCTTCGTCCTTCGCTGATGTAGGTAGTCAGATCACGGAGTTGTTTGTCAAGGGTAAGGGCGAGACCATTAAGTGGAAGAACGTGGTCATAGGCGTCCTTCAAGATATCGCCTTGAAGTTACTACAGATCTCCTTAATCAAACCTCTTGCCGAAGGTATTGGAAATATCTTAGGTAGCGTTCTTGGAGGGCTTGGCGGTGTAGCCGTAGGAGCAGCTAAAGGTAAGGTGTTTAGAAAAGGTAATGTTGTACCTTTTAGACAAGGCGGTCTCATTAAAGGGCCTACCGTATTTCCCTTGAGTAGGGGTAGAACAGGCATGGCGGGAGAAGCAGGTGAAGAGGCTATCTTGCCGTTGAAGAGAGGTCGTGGAGGTAGGTTGGGTGTTGAGGCTTCTGGCGGTGGCAGGAACGTAACTAATATTTACGCTGATATGCGCGGAGCTAGTGTTGAGGCTGTAAACAGACTGGCTGCATGGGTTGCTAGCATCGATGGTAATTTAGAACGTCGGGCTATTTCCGGAGTATTTCAAGCCCAGAGATCAGGTGGTCGTGCAAGTGCTGCCTTTAGTCAAGGGGTCTAACGATGGCATATGAGTATCCATATCCGTTATCATATCCTGCAGTAGGCGGCTTGGCTACTTTTGCTTGGAATGATATCAGATCAATAGGTAGCGTCCCTATGGGATTCTCCTTGAAGGAATATACCTACGATTACGGTGGACGGGCTTTCGCCTTTGAGGCAACATTACCGCCTCTCAGAGGTCGAGACAAATACAAGCCTTGGGAAACGTTCTTCACAAGGCTTGATGGGCGTAAGGGATTCTTCTATGCCGGTCCTGTAGATCAACCTACTCCTAGAGGAGTTGGTACAGGTACGCCTTTGATTGCAGGTGCTAATCAGACCGGCCTTTATACTTTGACGAATTTGATCCTGCGGAGCGAGGAGTTCGATAATGGTTCATGGACCAGAACTCGCCTCGATACAGTAGCTGCTAACGTAGCGGCTAATCCTGTTGACGGTCTTGTCAATGCTGACCGTATTGAAGAGGACACTTCCAATAATACCCACTTCCTGAGTCAGACTTTTACCAAGCCCGCAATAACGGACGTCTACGTCTGGGTTGTAACACTTCAGAGTGTAGGCGGACGAGATGTTAGGTTGAAGATAGATGATGGCGGTGCAACAAATTGGGCACGAAGCGGATTTGAAATAGGTAGCGGTGGAGGTACTAATAACTTTTCTAGTAGCGGCTCAGGATTCACCTATAGAGATGCCTTTTCTGAAGACCTCGGTGGTGGATGGTATAGATGTTATTTGATTGCCACAATCACTTCTGCCATTACAACGCCTCGAATATCTATTTGGATTACTAACGGGACTACAGAGTCTTATACGGGTAACGGTTCAAGTGGATGTATTGCTTATGCAGGAATGGTAGCCCAGCTAGGTGTCAAGCCGCATGAATACATCAAGACGACCTCTGCTCAAGCAAGCCTTACCTTCCCGGCATTGATTACAGATGGCTGGACCGTCAGTACTAAAGGTATCTTGAAAGAAGGTGATATGTTGGCACCCGAGTATTGGTTGTATAGGACTGTGAAAGATGTTGACTCCGATTTTGCCGGATTAGCGGTTATACCCATCTGGCC